CCAGGAACAGATCCAGCAGCTGCTCGCCGAGGACGAAACCGCGCGCGTGCGCGAGCTCGGCGACCCCGTCCCCAACGCCGGGCCACCTCCGCCTCCGCCTGGCCCGCCGCCGGGCATGCCGCAACCGCCATCCGGGCCGCCGCCGACGCCGCCGATCCCGCCCGCGCCGAACGCCCCAATCGCGGCTCCCCCTACACTCCCGACACCGCCGCCTGGCATGCCGCCCGGCCCGATGGCCGGCGCGCCGCCGCCAGGACCGATCGGTCAGAGCCTAGTTCCGCAGCCGCCGCCCCCGCCGCCGACGGTCTACAGCTACGTCGTCATCGAGTACGAAGTCTCGAAGCCGCTGATCAAAGTCGCCGGCGTGCCGCCGGAGGAGATGCGGCTCGACCGCTACGCGCATTCATGGTCCGACAGCCGCGTCGTCGGCCATGAGCGGATCGTGCCGGTTGACCAATTGATCAAGATGGGCGTGCCGCGCGAGACCTGCCTCGAGCACGTGCAATCGTCGGAGAACACCTTCTCGGTCGAGCCGCAATTGCGCAATCCCGGCCGCTTCATGGGGACCAAGACCGGCGACGGCTGCAAATACGGCGAATGGTACATCCGCGCCGATAAGGACGGCGATGGCGTGCCGGAACTGCGCTACATCTGCACGATCGGCGACCACCGCGAGATCCTGCACGACGAGGAAGCCAACCGGATCAAGTTCGCGCTCTTCTCCTGCGACCCGAAGAGCCACACCATCGTTGGCGATTCCCTCGCCGACCTGACGATGGACATGCAGCGCATCAAAACCAACCTGATGCGCGCGATTCTCGACAGCGCCGCCGAGAGCATCAACCCGAAGACCGTCATCAACGAGCTCACCGTCACCGTCGACGACGCGATGAGCGACGATCTCGGCGCGGTGATCCGCAGCCGCGGCGATCCGGCCTCGAGCGTGATGTTCCTGCAGACGCCATTCCTCGGCCAGGCGGCGTTGCCGGTGGTGCAGCTGCTTAACGACACGATTGCGCGCCGCACCGGCCTGACCGACGCCGCCAAGGGGCTCGACCCGAAGGCCCTGCAGTCGAGCACCATGATCGGCGTAGAGGCGGTGATCAATGGCGCGCAGGAGCGCGTCGAACTCATCGCGAGAGTCTTGTGCGAGACCGGATTCCGCGACCTGTTCACCGGCCTCTACAACGAAGTCTGCGAGAATCCGAACCAGCGCCGGACTCTGAAGATCCGCGGCAAGTTCGTCCCCTACGACACCTCGACCTTCGATCCGAGCATGTCGATCGAGGTCAATCCGAATCTCGGCAAGGGCTCCGACATGGTCAGGATGCTCGCGCTGCAGGCGATCAAGGCCGATCAGCAGACGATCATCACCACCTACGGCATGGCGAACCCAGTGTGCGGCATCCCGGAGATGCTCAACACCATCACCGACATCAACGCGCTCGCCAATCTCAAGAATATCGGCCGCTACTTCAAGACGCCGAACCCGCAGCAGATGCAGGCGGTGCTGTCCGCGCCGCAGAAGCCGGACGCCATGACCATGGCGGCCCAGGCGGCGCAGGACAAGGTGCGCGCCGACGCCGCCAAGAACGTCGCCGAGCAGCAATTTCAGCAACAGAAGCTGCAGGCCGACGACGCCTTCCGCCACAAGCAATTGCACGCCAAGACGACGATCGACGCGCAGAAGCTCGAAATCGAGAGCCAGAAGGCCGGAGCCGACCACGCCAACAAGATGGGCGCGCTCGCTTCGAGTCTGATGAGCGCCGCCGACGATAGCGACGCCGCCGATCAGGAGATGCAGCTCAAGCACGCCGCGCAGCAGCATGACCAGAACCTGAAGACCCAGGACTTCCAGTCGAAGCAGCAGCTGGCGGCGCTGAAGTTGGCGCAGGCGCATATGCAGGCGATGACTGGGCTCGCGGCGCAACATCACCAGGCGATGAGTCAGATCGGCCAGCGCGGCCAGGAAGGCCATCTGAAGCTGGTGGCGGGCGCGCTTGCCGGCGACGCCGATCGCGACAGCGCCACGGCGCGGGCCGACGCCGACCGCGACAGCTCGACGGCGCAGGCCAATGCCGATCGGATTGCGCAATTCCATCAATCGGCGCAGGACCGCGCCAGCAATGAGAAGATCGCCAGGTTCAAGCCAAGGCAGAAATGAAAATTGTCCCCGATCTTGACGGTGAGCGGCGCGAGCTCGCGCGCACCGCCAAGGAATTGCTGGCGACGAGGGCGTTCACCCAGGCCGTGCTCGATTTGCGCAAGGACTGGTTCGGAATGCTGATGAGCGGCGGATTGACCAAGGAGCGGGAGGGCGAACTGCTCGCTCAGTTGCGGGCGCTCGAAGCGATTCCGCAGCGGCTCGAGAGCATGATTCGCAATCAGCTCGACCATGACAGGAGACGAGCGTGAGCGAGGAGCTAGACAAGGCGACGATCGATTTCGCCAACGAAGTTGCGCCACAAAGCCGGCCGCGCGACCAGGCCGGCCGGTTCGTTGAGGCCCGCGCGCAGCCGGAGGCGATCTTCAGCGATCGCCAGGTCGAGGGCGACCCTCTGACTGGCGACACCAGCGATGGCGGCGATGACCCGCGGTTCGCCGAGGCGGCCCGTAAGCCGCCGGCCCGCCGCCAGCCGGCGGTCGACGACGAGGGGATTCCGTTCGGTGACGAGGAGCCGGAGCAGATCGGCGGCGAGATCGAGGAATCCGACGAGGACGAGGCTGCGGGCGACGACGGCGACCAGCGGTTCGAAGTCACGGTCGATGGCCACAAGCAGGAAGTGACGCTTGAGGAAGCGCTCGCCGGCTATGTCCGCACCGCGACCTTCCATCAGCGATCGGCGCAGCTGAACGACCTACAGCAGCAACTGGACGCGGAAGCCGGCCGGATTCAGCATAATTGGGGTCTCTGGCACAAGGCGCGCCTCGATTACGAGGAGGATCTCAGCAACCTCCTGCCGAGGGAGCCTGACTGGGATCGGGAGTTCGCTCTCGACCCGGCCGAGGCGCACCGCACCCAGAAAACCTTCCAGATCATCTACAACAAGCTGGCGCAGAGCCGGCAGGCGCGGGCCGAGCGCGAGTATCTCGACCAGCAGGACAAGGATCGACGGCTGCAAAAATATGCAGTAGATGGGTTTGCCCGGTTCGTGTTCGAAAACAAGATCCCGGACGAGCAGACGCTGAAGAGAGAACTGCAATCGATGCGCCGTACCGCATCGGCGGCCGGCTTCAGCGAATATGAAGTCGCCACGGTCTATGACCCCAGGATGCTCACCATCCTGCGCAAGGCGAGCAAGTACGACCGTATGATGGCCGCAAAACCCCGGGCGGTCATCCCAGGCAAGGGCAAGACGTTGACCCCCGGCGCGGCTACACCCTTTGGGAATGCGCGCAGGAGCGGATTCAACGACGCACAGCGCCGTCTGGCGCAAAGCGGCAAGCTTTCGGACGCCGCTGACGTGTTTCGTGAGATCCTCTAGCCCCGGGAACCCCCATGCCCAAGGTCACAAACGCCTTCACCACTTATCTGGCGACGGCTAACAGAGAAGATTTGTCAAATACTATCTACAACATCGATCCGTTCGATACGCCGGTGATGTCGGCGAGTCGGCGTCGAAATGTCAAGAACCGTTGGTTCGACTGGCAGACCGAGAACCTGCCGACCATCAACACTGCGAACGCCCAGATCGAAGGTTTCGTGCTCGCGCCGGGTCCGAGCCAGCCGACTTTCCGGCAGCAAGGCGTCACTCAGATTTCCGAGCGCGACGCCACCGTGTCAGGCTCGCAGGAGGAGTCCGACGCAGCCGGCAAGTCGTCGGAAATGGCGCACCAGATGGCGATGATGTCCAAGGTCCTGAAGTCGGACATGGAAGTCATCATGTGCTCGCGCCAGGCGCGCAGCGACGGCGCGGACAACACCGCCGCTCGCACCACCGAGAGCATCCCGCACTGGATCGGCCGCGCGCTCGACCGCAATACGCTGTCTGGTTCGTCCGGCGGCACGACTCAGACGGTCGGCGGCGCGGTGACCGGCGTCGTCGGCGCGTCCGGCACCTCCGGCCTCGCGTCGAGCGCCACCGCGGCGATGACTGCTCCGGCGTCTCCGGTGCAGGTCACCGAGCAGCTGCTCGGCGACTCGATGCAGAAGGCCTACACCAACGGCGCGACCCCTACCCTGTGGGTGCTGCCGCCCGG